ACAACTAACGATATTTTACGTATTGATGTTGTTAAAACTGATGACACTAAAGAGGCGTCGATACAGTTCGATAACCTATTAGTTTAATCCTCTCCGTAGATATCTTTCTTCTCTTTACAGGTTTCTACGATTAATTTTTCCAAAAACTTATAAATTTTTAATCCTCGCTTTTCACAGTACTTTTTCAGTATGTCGTGGATGGCGGGGTCAATTTTAATATTCTTGATTTCTTTTGTCTGTTTCATAGGTAGAAAAAAGGTAGAATTTATTCATACTCTTTACAAATACATATCTAAAAGTAAAGTTTTTTGATATTCTATTGAATATTTATCTATAAAATAAATCTGCAATAGAATAATTAGATAATGGCAACAGCACAAGCAAATCAAAAAGTTTTCGTTTCACCGGGGGTATACACTTCTGAAACTGACTTATCATTCGTAGCACAAAGTGTGGGTGTTACTACCCTAGGTTTAGTTGGTGAGACTTTAAGAGGTCCAGCTTTTGAACCGGTATTCATAACAAACTACGATGAGTTCCAATCCTTTTTCGGAGGAACAGAACCAACTAAATTTGTTAACACACAAATCCCTAAATATGAAGCGGCTTACATCGCTAAATCGTACTTACAACAATCGAATCAGTTGTTCGTGACAAGAATCTTAGGATTGTCAGGATATGATGCTGGTCCGTCTTGGAGTATTAGAGTTACTGCAAATGTAGACCCTACAACAGTAATCCAAAATCCAACCGGTGCAACTTCTTGGTCTGTATCTTTTACAGGTTCAACAAGTGCGGGTACTGTTAACTTTGTTAGCGGTTCGTTTCCAGCGGCGGTTCAAGCAAACTTTAACACACAATATAGATTATCAGATGGTAGTGCTTCTACATATAATAATGATATAACAAACACAATTTTAGATATTGTTGGAGACCCGTCATTATCTGCAACTACTGCAGTTGCTTACGGACCGATTCCGGAACCTGATTATTGGAATTTAATTACTCAATACGGTACAATTGTAAATGCGTATGGTGTTGATAGTCTTGATTTAGCGGACAATGATTTATCTGCATCTGACAATGATTCTTGGTTCTACGCAAACTTTAACAACTTTACAGGAAATGCTTACTCAGGTTATTCATTTGATTATGTGTTTGACTCAATCGTTACTGGTGTAACTGATAGTTTCTCAGGAACAATTTCGGGGGAATACTATAGTTTTATTGGTACTGCATATACTGAATACAATAACATGGTTGTTGCAACACTTCGTTCAAGAGGTATCTCATTATATGTTAATAGTTCAACTAGCGATAATCACGGACCTGTTTATGAAGTAAATGACGAAAATAATGTGTTATTATTAAACACTGACCAATATTCTAATATTGATAAAGACCCTTATGCATCATTTGGTTTATCAGGTGTAACTAAAGACGGAGATAACTTTACGTTTGAAACTAATTTATCTGCAGCGTCTTCAAAATTCATCACTAAAGTATTAGGTGTTGATAACTTTGGAAAATCAAGAAATGAAGTTCCTTTATTTGTTGAAGAAATTTATCCGGGTTCATTGGCTTACGCTTATAATCAAGGATATATTAGAGGTATTAATCCTGAATTGGTTGCGTTACCTGAAGCTAGAAGTGAAAACACTTCATCAATTGCGTACAATGTTAACCAATATCAATCACCGGTTACACCATTCTTAGTTTCTGAATTAAGAGGTAATAAAGTTTATAAATTATTTAAATTTGTTTCAATCTCTGATGGGGATGCTGCGAATTTAGAAGTTAAAGTATCAATTGCTAATTTATCATATAACAATATGACATTTGATGTATTGGTAAGAAATTTCTTTGACACGGATTCTAACCCAGTTGTTATTGAGAAATTCACTAACTGTAATATGGACCCATTCTCTAACAACTTCGTTGCTAAGAAAATAGGTTCAACTAATGGTGAGTACGCATTAATTTCGAAATATGTAATGATTGAGATGGCTGATGAGGCACCGATAGATGCACTTCCTTGTGGATTTGAAGGGTATACTCAAAGAGAGTACGCTAATGTTTTAAACCCATCTCCGGTTCCAAAATTCAAAACAAAATATTATTTCCCTGGCGAAACAATTGCAAACCCACCATTTGGGGCTGCAACAGGTGGTTCAAATTTAGTTGAATCTCCAGGAGATATTGTTAGAAGAACTTACTTAGGTTTCTCAACACAATATGGTATTGATGAGTCATTCTTAACTTATAAAGGTAGACAAAACCCACAATCTTGGGTTATTGCACCTCAACCAATTGAAGGAGCTGCTTGGAATTATGTTAGTAAAGGTTTCCACATGGACTCAGGAGCTACAGTTGTTACTATTACAAATAGTTCATTAACAAGTGGTCAAACAGCGTTTGAATGTGGTATTGCTGAATTTAGAAATGACCCTGAAACTCAAGAGAACCCATACTATTTCATTTATTCAAGAAAATATACTGTATGTTTTGCAGGTGGATTTGATGGATGGGATATCTATAGAGAGTTTAGAACAAATCAAGATAGATTCCAATTAGGTCAATCAGGATTCTTAGCAGGAGCATCGTCTTCTACGAGATATCCTAATGCTACGGGTCAAGGTTTATTTAAGAGAATCACAGTCGCTAACAATACTCAAGATTTTGCAAATACTGATTATTACGCTTACTTACTTGGTATTTTAACATTCTCAAATCCTGAGGCAACAAACATTAATGTGTTTGCAACTTCAAGTATTGATTATATTAATAACTCTAACTTATGTGAAGAGGCGATTGACATGATTCAGTTTCAAAGAGCTGACTCAGTTTATATTACAACAACACCTGATTATAATATGTATACACCGGACGCAACTAATCCACAAGACATTATTTATTCTCAAGAGGCTGTTGATAACTTAGACAACACAGGAATTGACTCTAACTATACTGCTACTTACTATCCTTGGATTTTAACAAGAGATACTGTTAATAATACACAAATTTATTTACCTGCAACAGGTGAGGTTTGTAGAAACTTAGCATTAACTGATAATATTGCATTCCCTTGGTTCGCATCTGCGGGTTACACTAGAGGTCTTGTAAATTCAATTAAAGCGAGAGTTAAATTAACTCAAGAAGACAGAGACACACTTTACCAAGGTAGAATTAACCCTATCGCAACTTTCTCTGATGTTGGTACGGTTATTTGGGGTAATAAAACATTACAAATTGCTGACACAGCACTTAACAGATTGAACGTAAGAAGATTATTACTTCAAGCTCGTAAATTAATTTCAGCGGTGGCAGTAAGATTATTGTTCGAACAAAACGACCAAGTTGTTAGACAACAATTCTTGGATAGTGTTAACCCTATCTTAGACTCAATTAGAAGAGACCGAGGTTTATACGATTTCCGTGTAACTGTATCATCTTCACCTGAGGATTTAGATAGAAATACTTTAACAGGTAAAATTTACTTGAAACCGACGAAAGCGTTAGAGTTTATAGACATTGAATTCTTTATCACTCCAACAGGAGCTTCGTTCGAGAATATTTAATAAAAACCATAAGTGGGGACACGTCCCCACTTTTTAGCCAATTATGAAAAGAAATACATTAAAAGAAGGAATTGACGATAAGGGTACACCTGATATGAAATATTATGCGTTTGATTGGGATGATAACATAGTTCATATGCCAACCAAAATTATGGTTAAAACTGAAAACGGTGATGAAATCGGTATGAGTACTGATGATTTTGCGGAATACAGACATCAATTAGATAAAGAACCTTTTGAGTATAATGGTGAGACTGTTGTTGGATATGGTGAAGAACCTTTTAAAAACTTTCAAACACCGGGAGATAAAAACTTTTTGATTGACTCAATGAGAGCAAAACTTGGACCAGCGTTTGACGACTTTAGAGAGGCGATTAACGGAGGTTCTATCTTTTCCATAATAACTGCTCGTGGACACAATCCTAATACCTTAAAACAAGCCGTTTATAATTACATTATCGAAGGGTTTAATGGTATTGATAAAGATGAGTTAATTAAAAATTTAAAAAAATATAGAAGTATTTCCGGAGATGATGAGATGAGTGACGATGAGTTAATCAAAACTTATTTAGATATGTCTAGATTCCATCCGGTTTCTTATAACGACCCTGAGGGGGCTGCAAATCCTGAGGAGGCAAAAGTTCGTGCGATGGATAAATTTGTGGACTATATTAAAGACATCTCTTCAAAAATAGATAAAAAGGCGTTCCTTAAAAAAGACGTAAGTAATAATTTTGTTCCGTCAAAACCAACAATTGGGTTTTCAGACGATGATGTTCGAAACGTGGAGGTTATGAAAAAACACTTCAAAGACAAAGAAGACAATATTGTAAAAACTTATTCAACAGCAGGAGGAATAAAAAAAGAATATTAACTAGTATTAAAGAACTAGTATTAAATAATTAAATAAAAAAACTAGTTAAATTAACTAGAATTAAATAAACTAGACTGGATTATAATGATAATAAATTAAATTCAGAAAGTCAATAAAAATATTTTCCATTTGGATATATTTATGATAATAAACAAAGAAAAACTAATTTAAAATAATATGGCTGATTTATTGATGAAAATGCCGATTCCTTACGAACCGAAAAGACAGAATCGATTCATACTAAGGTTTCCATCAAGCTTAGGGATTAACGAATGGTTTGTAGAAAGTACTGCGAGACCTAAAATTAAAATTGCTTCAACAGAGATTCAATTTTTAAATACCTCAACTTATGTTGCAGGTAGATTTAATTGGGATGAAATACCTGTTAAATTTAGAGACCCAATTGGACCGTCTGCGGCACAGGCTCTTATGGAGTGGGTTCGTTTACACGCTGAATCTGTTACAGGACGTATGGGATACGCCGCTGGTTATAAAAAAGACATAGACTTAGAAATGTTAGACCCAACAGGAGTTGTTGTTGAAAAATGGATTCTATACGGAACATTCTTAACTAGTGTTGATTTTGGTTCGTTAGGGTATAGTACTGATGGTCTTGCAGATATTAGTGTATCATTAAGAATGGACAGATGTGTGTTAGTTTACTAATAGTATTTATAAAAAATCAATATTAATTATATTTAACCGTAAAGACATAAACTTTACGGTTATTTTTTTATATGGAAAATCAAGAAATCGAATACGGACAACAAAATTTTACGTTACCACACGATGTAGTACCACTACCATCGGGAGGAATATTTTATAAAAACAAAAAGAAATCTATTAAGGTAGGATATCTAACAGCTAATGATGAAAACATTTTAATGGGGGGTGGAAATGATATGACCACAACACTATTGAGAAGTAAAATCTATGAACCGGACCTTAAGGTTGAGGATATGTTAGAAGGTGATGTTGAAGCCGTTTTAATATTTTTAAGAAACACTGGTTTTGGACCGGAAATTAATTTAAATTTAATCGACCCTTCAACAAAAAAACCATTTCAAACAACAGTTCCTTTAGATGAATTGAATGTTATTAATGGTCAAACACCAAATGAGGACGGAACATTTATTGCTCAATTACCTAAATCACAGGTAACAGTTAAATTAAGACCATTAACTTATGGGGAAGTTTTAGAAATAAGTAAGTTGGAAGAATCATATCCTAAAGGGAGAGTAGTTCCAAAAATTACTTGGAGATTACAAAAAGAGATTATAGAAGTAAATGGAACTACTGATAAAGCAGAAATAGCTAAATTTGTCGAACAAATGCCAATTTTGGATTCAAAATTCATAAGAAAATTTATGAATGATAATGAACCAAGATTAGATTTAAGTAGAGTTGTAATTACCCCATCAGGAGAAAAGATGACAGTTAATGTCGGATTTGGGGTTGACTTTTTTCGTCCTTTCTTCTGATTATAGAAAAGGACAGATAGATGAATTCTACTATTTGAACAAATTAATGAACATAACTTATCAAGATTTTCAAGCAATGCCACTATTTGTTAGGAAATATTTATTAGATAAGTGGATTGAAGATAACTCAAAGGACTGAAAACTCAGTCCTTTTGTATTTATAGTAATATATTATTTTAATTTATGGCAACAACACCTAATACTAATCCTAGTTCAACTCCAAGTACTACTCCAGATTTATCATTTGCACAGAAACTTGCAAAAGAGGCGACAGTTGATTGGCAAGTCTTAACAAAAGCTATTGAGAATAGTTACAGAACTTCTGTAGAGATTAATAAAACTTTTGGTCAAGGACAAGAACGATTATCCGAATTGATGGGTGCGGTATCTGATGCGGTGCCAAGAATTACTCGTTTAGGGGGTACTACTGCTGATGTTCAAAAAACAATGATTGAAATTGCCAATGCATCAAGACGTAATATTATTGCAAATACCGAAGATGTTGAAAAACTTTACGCAGCGGTGGAAGTTGTAGGTGGTTCAGCAGAAAGCTTAACTAATTCATTTTTAGATGTTGGTGTTGGTCTTGAACAAATGGGGAAACAATTAGAAGGGTCCGTTAATTATATTCGAAGTATTGGTGGTAACACCAAAGCGGTTATGAGTGATGTTGCTAAAAATATGGACCAAATGAATCGATACCAATTCCAAGGAGGAGTTGAAGGTATGGCAAAAATGGCGGCAAAGGCTTCAATGTTAAGAGTGGATATGAGTGCAACCTTAAATTTTGCGGATTCGTTATTTAGTCCTGATAAAGCAATTGAAGTTGCTTCTGCATTTCAAAGATTAGGTGTTGCTTCAGGGGATTTAGTGGACCCATTCCAATTAATGAATCAATCAATTAATGACCCTTCAGGGTTACAAGATAGTTTAGCTAAGGTTGCAAAACAATTTACCTACTTTGACGAAGAGACAAAAACGTTTAAAATTAATCCTCAAGGTGTTTTAACCTTGAGAGAGATGGAAGACCAAGCGGGAATTGCGAGAGGGACTTTAAGTAAAATGGGTCTTGCTGCCGCTGAGTTAGATGAAAGACTATCAGCAATTAATCAGGCAGGTCTTACAATTGGAAGTGAAGAGGACAAACAATATTTGGCAAATATTGCGACAATGCAAGATGGTAAGTACATGGTAAAATTAGAGGATGGTACCAAAAAAGAATTAGCGGAATTAACACAACCTGAATTTGATAAATTAATAGAACAACAAAAAACCGGACCTAAAACTCTTGAGGAGATTGCATTTGCACAATTAGATATTGATAAAGCCACTTTAGCGGCCGTTGGAGGTTTAAGAGAGGCATTTGTTCAAGGAATAACAAGTCCAAAACAAGTAACAAAAGGGATTGCGGGTGCTCAAAGAGCCGCTAAGACAGTTCTTGGTGAAACTTCAGACGCATTTAAAGCAAAAGATTTTAGAGATTTAAGTGAAGGGGTCTTAACAACATTAGGTAATGTTGCCAAAGATTTGAAAGAAGGTAATAAACCTCTTACAGATGTGTTTTCAAATGGGTTAAATGGTCTTGGAACAACTTTAGATGCATCTCAAAAAAGATTTACTGAGGTATTAAAAGAGGTTGGTGAAAATATTGCAGCAAAACTAACAAATCAAACAAGTGGAGAGGTTGCACTTAAAAATGTTACTAATAAAGTGGTTGAATCTTATGGAGGTAAAACATCTACTTCATCGGCACCAATAACATCTTCGGTTGGGAATAAAATGGAAATGTTACAGAATAATCAAAATACCGTAACAACTCAACAAACAACCAAAGGAACGGTTGATGTTGGTGGTAAAATAACTGTTGATATTCAAACACCAAGTGGTATGAGTACAGAACAAAGTAAACAATTTATTGATTCTGTATTTAATGACTCTAGGTTTAAGGACTATATTATTAGATTAACTACTCCGGATAACTTAAAAGAACCTGTTTCAAAAACTTACTAATAATCTATTTATAAAATAAAAATCATAGATGTCAAATAGTCCATTAGATTACATAAATTCGGATGGTTTCAGAAAGAAATTAATAACAAGAAATTTAGTACCTTACGCTAAATCTCCAAGCAGACCTTCTGTTCAAGTTCCGTATGAATATATTTCATCGGACTTATCTGTAATTGATAGTCCTGACCAACTTATTGATAATCCATCATTAGCAAACCAACTATATCCTTTAAATAGATATGGTAATGAGGGAGGATATCAA